AACCCATTCAAGTTGGCAACCTTGCAACGATGACAGACTGACAATCTTGCCCATTACCCAACTGACCAAATTAGCAACTAGCAAGCTGATAACACCATGCAGAATTGATAACGTATGAGCAGACTGTTACCCCTATGTAATTACCGTTCTGGCAAGTGGGCAGAGTGTTGCCTATCACTCAACATTACCGCATTGTTAACTGTGGTGGTGGTCTTAATATATAACTACCATTTACTATACATACATATATATATTTATATAACTATAGGAAAGAGTGTTTCAATTTAAAAATACAATTATGTATTCACTTGAGATAATCCTTTTAATCTGTATAATCCTATTCATACAAGGCAACTGCTTTGTATTTCCTAACACTTAAATAGGGGTTACAAATGAAAATCTCGCCAGCAACTATCTATGCTCAAGCTAACGCTGCAGGAAACGCTGCAGTTCTAACCGCTAACGTCACACCGATGATTGTTACAGGCCATGCTAATCCGTTAGACGATTCCAGCAAAGTAACAGAACAATACTTTGTAGCCGATGGTGTGTGCGGTTTTGCAAGCGTTATCGTTAAACCTGCCAACAGTTCATTTGCTCGGTATCTCAAAACAATTCGGCGTACTTACAAGCATTACTACGGCGGCCTGAATATGCCAGTTTCCGAATTTAATCAATCTTTGCAGCGCAAAGAGGCTTATGCAGAAGCATTTGCTACAGTTTTACGTCAATCTGGCATTGATGCTTACGTCGATTCCAGAATGGACTAAAACTCATAAGGCCGGTAATTCCGGCCTATTTCCTAACTTAGTGGAGTTACTACCATGCAAAAGAAAAACCCTTACAAGCTTCAATTACTTTCCGAAAACCTGCCGTATCGTCCGATTTTAGGTGAATCATCCGCTAAGACAATCAAGGGTGAAAAAATCGGCTATTTAACAGCGATATGCTACCTAGTACCGGATGAAAAATTATGTCCTTTTGCCATCATGGCAGGATGTTTTGAAGGTTGTCTGAAATCTGCTGGCAGGGGAGCATTTAACAGCGTACAGCGTGCGAGAGCCGCTAAAACGGCTTTCTTTTACGAAAATCAGCGAGCATTTATGCTTTCCCTGGCGGCTGATACTTGGTCACATATGCGACGCGCTGAAAAGCTTGGCCTAGTCCCTTTAGTCCGACCTAATGGCACAAGTGATATCCCTTTTGAAAATATTTTGATTGATGGCAAAACAATATTTCAAATGTTTCCAGATGTTCAATGGTACGACTACACAAAACATCCGAGCCGCAAGCTTGCTGGCAAAACGGCTGGCAACTATGACCTTACCTTTTCATTTTCAGCGCTAACACCTAAGCCGGTATCAATCAAGGGTTTAGTCAATCCGGACAATAACCGTACTGCCGTTGTTTTCATGAAAAAAGCCGATATCCCATCAACCTTCAGGGGCTGGCAGGTTGTGGACGGTGATAACACCGATGTACGACATATTGAGCCGAAAAAGGTTGTTGTTGCATTGTATGCAAAAGGTAAAGCGAAAGCCGATTTGGGAGGTTTTGTGCAAATCAAGGGGAGGGACTATTAATGGCAACAATTACAGCGAAATACAGGGGACGCTGTGCCGTATCTGGAGCCGCTATCCTGCCAGGGGACGTTATTGACTACAAAAAAGGTCACATTGTATTAATCAAGAAAAACCCTGGCTCGGACTATTCCGACCTGTACGTTATAGGCAATCAAGAATTTATTAGAAATGCCAGGGGCCGTTGCGAAGATGCCCCTTGCTGCGGTTGTTGCACAATTTGAAAGGGGAAATGCTATGCAAATCGTTTTAGAGTTTATTGCAGGAATACTTGCATTCTTTGTAATGTGGGCATTTCTTTTTGTCTTGCTCTCGTTTTAAGCCGTTTTTCTCACTAGGGGTTGTCTACATATGGGCAACCCCTAAAAATCGCCTGTAAGGGCTTTTTAATCGATTCTAGGGGGATATATGGGCAAGCTGAAAGAGAAACTTATCGAATTGGAAGAAATCATGATGGAAAAGCTCGACAAGCAATACAGGCCGTTTCAGCCGCCAACACGCTTAGATGACGTTCAGGTACTAGGTGCTGCTGTAAAGCCTGTGGATAGCCTTTTAGACGGCAGAGAATGGGTTCCAAGTACGCAAACCGATGTCACGCGCACATGGCGCAAATTCGGCTGGAAACCCATTGCCGAGATTGAAGCTGAAAAGGCTCTGAAGGGTGAATTGTGACAAGCCCTGAACTTGCCACTTTGATACTACTATTCGCAGGGGGATTTATGGGTGTTGGATTGATGGTATTCGCGGGTGCGTGTTATGTGATGTATTTGGTATTGACACCCGATGAATAGATAGATTATCTTCGGCTTGTTGATGTGAAGGTCAACCGGAAATTAAGGCCGTTTACTCATGCGTCTGTCTCCCCATCGATTGAGGGGAACCTTCACCGGACGCAGTAGTAAGCGGCCTTTTTTTTCGCCTTCATCAACCGCTATTCTGTGGGGGACTCAACCGCAGGGAATAGGGATAGCCGGTACTGTGGGAAAGCTCTGAGATACCGGAAAGGGCGGCGAAGCCAGCACCCTTGAGCGAAAGGCTGGCGAGTATGCGCGGCTCCGTCGAGCATTAAAGGAACTCGGTCAACCGTCTGAGGATGGCTGAGTTTCGCTCACCATCAAGCATACCTACGAAGTAGTGTTTTAAATAGTTGTTGACTTAACCCTAGTTATACCTTTTAATCTATATACCTTTCCTAACTTAATAAAGGGGTACATCATGGAAGCAAAGCTCTGCATTGATTGCAAGTTCTACGCGCCTGAGCGTATTTGCAAACACCCATCACTCGGTTTCTCTTACGTTGACGGTAAACCCAAGACAGATTTCGCATCTGTTATGCGTTTGCCATATCAAGCCTGTAAGCCAGAGGGCTTACTTTTTGAACCGATGGAAGCCGTTATCTACGACATGGCTGACATTTTTCCTAACCAAAAGGGGTAATCATGGCTACCAAAAAAGTAACCAAAGAATCCAAACATGAACCAACCACAACATTTGATTGGCAACTCTATGCTGAAGAATTAGAGAGAGAATGTGAACGACTGAAAAGAACCATTGAAATTATGTCTGACCAATCTAATAGGGATGACGAAATAATTTCTAGTCGAGACAAAGCTATCAAGCATCTCATACTTGCTATGAGTTACATGGGGGAATTAAACGATGAATAACAGAGATGAAATGGTCGCTTCAAAAGAAGATTTAGATAATTTGTTTAATTCTGTTTTGCTAGATACAGACGCGCTAGAAGACGCAAAGATGACATTACAAGTCATTAAGAAGACAGACCCTAATGTGTACGATGAAATCATTGATTCGTCCATCGCTTTGATTGATAAAGCATTGAGCAATTCGATTATGAGTACCATTGCAAACATTCTTGATGATGATAATTGGTTCCTAACTAATGGAGGTAACGATGAATAACCAGAACGATTTCGCACCCGAAGTCCGTAACTCAGCTTGGTGGTCTGGCGACAGTCGTAAAGCAGCCAACGGGCGTGGCAACGAAGCTGTTCTTGAGAAGCTCGGCCTGAAAGAACGTCCTGACCTGTCCAATGTTGAAGCTGTCCAGATGGGTCATGTCATGCAGCCTTTAATCGGCAGACTTGCTCAAGACAAGCTCAAGATTGAACTGAAAGATGCTGACTATGCACTCACCCACCCAAAGGAAACATGGTTACGTTCCCACTTTGATTTCATCAGCGCTGACGGCAAAACGCTTGTTGAGGCTAAAAACTACAACGCGAATGTTCGTAATAAGTTCGATGTGGAAGGGAACATCATCCCGCCAGCGGATATGGCGCAGCTTATACACGAAGCAACTGTTCACGGGGTCGAACGCATTGTCCTCGCAGTTCTCTTTGGTGGGCAAAATTTTGAGACGTTTGATTTCACAATTACTGATGCCCAAAAGGAAACGCTCATTAAGGATATGGCGAAGTTTTGGGGTGCTGTCGCTACCAACCAGCCACTTGACCCTGAAACAACGGAGCAAACAAAAATTATCTACGCTCAAGACAGGGGTACATCCATCGTTGCGCCGCAGCCCATCGAAAAGGCCGCAGACGCTCTCAAATACGTCAAGGAACAAATCAAAGCACTAGAGGAAAAAGAAGAACAGCTACTGACTGCGCTTCAATCTCATATGCAATGGAGTTCTGAACTGACAACCTTTGATGGGCGTGTGCTGGCGACTTGGAAAAACACCAAAGGTAGCAAACGCTTTGATGCCAAACTGTTTCAACAACAAATGCCAGATTTGTATGAAAAGTTTATGGTCGAAACGCAGGGTGTTAGACGATTCTTGCTTAAGTGAGGTGACTATGTACGCATTTCCTAACCAACACAATCCGCAAACCGGAAGGCAAGAAACCGGTATGACATTAAGAGATTATTTCGCAGCCAAAGCATTACAAGCGTTAATGGACGATTTTCGTGAAGATTTAGATTGGAATGCTTACGAAAACGCAAAATTGGCTTACGAAATAGCAGATGCAATGATTACAACAAGGGGTGAACTATGAGCGCATTAGTGCCACTTAACGACATTAAACAAATGGCTGAAGTCGCAGCCAAAAGCAAGATGTTCGGCTTTAAGAACGAAGACGAAGCAATGGCAATCATGTTGCTCTGCCAAGCAGAGTCTATGCACCCTGCTATTGCTATGCGTGACTATCACGTTATTCAGGGCAGACCCGCATTGAAGGCCGATGCGATTCTTGCCCGTTTCCAACAGGCCGGAGGTTCAGTTAAATGGGAAACTTATACCGATGAGTGCGTATCTGGCACTTTCTCTCATCCTGCTGGCGGTAGCGTGTCTGTCGTTTGGACATTCGATATGGCAAAGAAAATCGGTCTTACCGGCAAAGATAATTGGCGTAATTACCCTAGAGCTATGCTTCGTTCGAGATGCGTATCTGAAGGCGTTAGGACTGTTTTCCCCGGCTGCGTGGTGGGTGTCTACACCGATGAGGAAACCGAGGACTTTACGCCCCGCAAGAGTGCGCCTGTCCAAGCAGCGCCAAAAGATATGGGCGCAGCAGAAATCGTCGAAGTTAAGGAAACGGACTACCCGTTATATCTCCCTGATGGGTCGTGCTATGCGTATTGCCAAAGCTGGAAAGACTACACAGACCAGTATGTCAGCATGGTAGCCAGCATCAATGAAAGCAAGAAGATGGATGCCGAAACCAAAGCAGAGAAGCTCCTGCAATGGGCAAAAGCAAATGAAGCCACCATCAACAGAATGGATGCGCCGACAAGGGTAGCGTTCATGGCGGCAAAGCAAGGAGTCGATACCTTCGGGGATTTGGAGGATGCGATTGAGGGATAACTGGCGGCATCATGACATACAGCCCATCGGGGCATTTTTACCTAAATTTGAGGAACCAAAAATGGAATACCAAAAATATGTGCCGCTGGAAGGCAAAGGCAAGATAAAAAAGAATTACAAGAAGCAAGAAGGGGACAAAAAGCCACATTGGGAAGGCACAATGATGCACAAAGGTGAAATCATTGAGTTCGGGGTGTGGGAAAACGAAGGTCAGTACGGTAAATGGTTCACGATTAACGTCAAAGACCCGAACTACAAAGAAAAGGTAAAAGACGCGCAATACCCGAAAGACATCACGCCAAGAGAACCCCGCAAAATGGCAGGTGATGTGCCTTGGTAAGCTCTTTTGAACTTCCCTTCCCGCCATCGATGAATACGATGTGGCGTAACTTCAGAGGCCGCACCGTACTCTCGAAGGCTGGCAGGGTGTTCAGAGAAGAAGTCCAAAACATCATTATTGACAAAAACATTCCTAAATTCGGGGATAGCAAATTGAAAATCACGATGATTTTGCGCCCAAGAGATAAGCGCAAAACAGACATCGACAACCGCATCAAGGCTGTTTTAGACGCACTAGAACACGCAGGGGTGTTTGATGACGATTTCCAAGTAGACCACCTTGAGATGATTCGTGGTGAGCCACTTAAAGGCGGTCTATTGCACGTTGTGATTGAAGAAATGCCAGACCCCCGCCAACCGGAAGGTGAGCGCCCTTGAGCGCAGTTAGGAACGGTACGGGGCATCGTTTCCGGTAGCCCCACTTATTCAGAGGAAAACATGAACAAACATATCTTTGTTGCAACACCGATGTACGGCGGTCAATGCTTCGGTTATTTCATGCAGTCGTGCCTGAAGCTGCAAACCCTGTGCAGCCAACATGGAATCAACGTCAGCTTTAGCTTCCTATTCAACGAATCGCTTATCCAGCGCGGCAGAAACCTGCTGTCAGCGAACTTCCTGAAGTCAGAAGCCACTCACCTGATGTTCATTGATGCCGACATTCTGTTTAAGCCTGAAGACATCTTTCCGATGATTGCAGCCGACAAAGACATCATTTGCGGCATTTATCCAAAGAAAGAAATCAACTGGCACACCGTCAGAAACGCTATGAACGCTGGCGTACCTGATAGCGAACTGAAGTTCCACACAGGGGCGTTTGTCGTGAACCTGAAGGACTACACGCCAGAAGTCACAGTTCCCGTCAATGAGCCTGTCGAGATTTGGAACGGCGGAACTGGATTTATGCTGATTAAGCGTGAAGTCATGGAAGCTATGGGGACGCAGTTGCCGAATTACCTGAACAACGTGCTAGACATGAACAACCCGACCAACGGGGAGCGCATCGTCGAGTTCTTTGCGACCATGATTGAGCCGGAAACCGAACTACTGCTGTCAGAGGATTACTACTTTTGCAGAAAAGCAAGAGAAGCAGGGTTTTCGGTGTGGGCAGCACCGTGGGTTGAGTTAAGCCACATCGGAACGTATGCCTTCGAGGGCAGACTGCTGAAAAGCCCGTGAGAAACCCCTACGCCGCACATATCGACTTCACAGAACTGACGGGACTGCTTGGCAAGGTGGTTCCGTCAAATCTGGATATGGTCTATGAGCGCAAAGGGAGCTTTCTGGTCGCGGAATGGAAGCGGGACGGGGAACAGGTCAGCAAAGGCCAAGAAATCCTCTTAAAAAGCCTCTCAAGGCTTCCTAGCCATACCGTACTCATCATCAACGGGTACACAGAAGACCGAGAAATGACGGTCAGCAAGTTTTGGCGTGTTTTGCCCGATGAACCATGCGTCCTCGCCGGTAAAGGTTTAACCGAACTCAAAGACTACATTGTTGAATGGTATTTGTCTGCTGATGTTTCAAATGTGGAATTCTAGATTTTCTTGGGGGGTGGTAAGCCCGATTTAACGCCCCAAAAGTAGAGGTCATGCGCTTGTTCATCAACCTCGAAACCGTAAGCCTCAAATGCGCTCAAATCGCACTTTTCACGCACATCAGTTTCGGTGACATTAGCGTAATAGTCGCCAGCGGTGTGCGGCGAATCCCACGGGTTGCAGCGGCTGGTTCCGTGTTCAGGGCGACCGGTTGTAGCACATGTAAAGAAGACAAGGTGGTTGGCAAACTTCACCATGTTGGCAAAGATTTGAGGCCATGCAGCCGTATGCTCAAAGCACTCCGTACTGCACACCACATCAAATGAGCCGTCCGTGTAGGTCAAGTCTTCGCCTTTGGCAACCACATCAACGCCGGGGCCGGGGCCAACGTCCACCCCAATGTAGTTACATTGCTCAAAGTAAGGGCGAATCGTGCCGTTTAGGTTCAAAGAACCTATTTCTAGCACGGCCTGACGCACAAAGTATTCTGGAAACTTTTCTTTTAGACGAACGACGAACGCCATCTGCGCTGGATGCGCCATACTTATCCCCTAGTTGTGATTAACGGCGACCTTTTCTCGCCGTCTTTGCTGACTTCCTAAACGCTGCGTCTGTGGGCGCACCTTTGCTTCCGGCTGCTCTCATGCGCTCACCTGAACCACGCTTGATACGCTCACGTTTAGCGTTAATGTTGGCGTATAGTCCGTCGCTCATCTTATCTTGCTCCGCGACGGGCAGGTCGCATAGCTCTGGTTGCAACATCCTTCATCACGCGACCGATTGCTTTTGAGGAATCGCTTTTGGCCTCGCTTTGACGCGAACCTGCCGATGCTGCTTTGTCACCCAAAGAACGCACCGTAGCGCCGACTGCTCTTTTGATACCTTTCATGACATCTCCTTTGAAGTTAACGACATCCCCATCTACGTCTAGCTGCTTTGCCGCGCTCACCCTTCCAAGACTTAGACCGCGCACAAAACGACTTGTGGCGAGGATTCTTGGGGTCTTTGGTCGGAGCTTTTAGTTTGCTGCCGGTAGCACGGTTGTACTTCTTGCGACCCTTAGCGGTCAAGCCACTACCAGCTTTGACAGACAGCTTCTCGCCCCTGCCGACAGAGAGATTTACGTTCCTAGACATTACTTAACTCCTAAATAACGTCGAACCTCATCAAGCATTTGAAGTTGTTGCTGCGTGTATAGCTCTTGCGGGTTGTCCCATTGATTAAATGTATATCCCCTAAAATAACCGGGCAACCCACTTATCTTTTCCCATTCCTCATACGGCCTTTGTTCCCGATACTCTGGATGTTGTTGATAGTATTTATATTGCTCTTGTAACCTTTGCCGCTGCTCAGGAGTCATTGAAGAAGCAAACTGTTTGTACCGTTCAACTAAAAATGGGTCTTGCTCAACACCGTAATGGCTTACATAGTCAGCAAGAATATCAATCGGTTTGGTTTTTGGGTCAAAAACTTCAATCCCTATTTTTCCCAATGGCAACTCTTTAGGGCGAGGAAACTCTGGAGAGCCTATTTCTTCAGCGTCGTAAAACTCAAGAAATCCTCTGCCCTTATTTGGGCTGTACTTGTACGCGATGTTTTTGTTGGCAAGATATGGATACTCTTGTTGAGCTTTTTCAAATAATTTATTTCCTTGGTCGGACTGAATTGCATCCAAAACGGAAGTATTTATGTTTTGAATTTCAGATGGTTCAGCCAATGGTCGCTCCTTGTTTTATTTGCGGTTGATTGAGGCATAAGGACGGGTTCCCTTCTTGTCGATAATTAACGCCATCTTTCTTGGCGGTTTATCTTTTGGCGCAATACTAATATGTGTCCAACTATCAAACTCGCGTATCACTTGGTCAAAAGGTAATTTGGCTGCAATTACAGCTTGGCAAACTTGGTCTGGAGTCATGCCGGTTACTCTAATGTCTGCCGCTTGCCCCTTACAATGCTGACTTGTCTTGCTCCCACCAACGCTGGCATTTACTTCAGGTGCGCGATAAGCAGAGTTGATTCTGACCGGCTTTCCAAGCGCAGCTCTGACATCCTCTAAAAACAAAGCTAACCTTTTTAGGTCAAACAAAGCATCATTGTCTGGCGTGTTGTCCAAACCCTTCCGTGCTGCCGTTTCGCTAACGGTCAGTTCTTCCAAAGAGAAGTGTTCTGACAGTTTCATTTCTTCAATGCGTCAGTCTTGTCCTTAGAACCTTGCGAGGAGCCAAAGTAGAAACTCAGCACTTGACCTGCCACCGCAGTCACAAAGCCCAACACAAAGATAACAATGCGCTCTTGTGAATCTGCAATCTCCACAAAGCAGAGGATGCCCACAAGGGTAAAGGTTGCCACCACAGTAAAGACCGCCAAAAAAGGCATTACTGCTTTTTCCCACCACGGAATGTCTTTATTGGTCACGATAGCAATCCGGTTTGCTCTGGCGCTATCCCTGTCTTTCTGGTCAAGCTCTGCCATGAACTCTGCGTGTTTCATTGCAGCCGCTTCTACCTCAGCAAGTTTGACAGGGTCAAGAATGCCGTCCTCGTTGGGCGTGAGTTTTACACCTAGCTTGGCTTCCACCACATCCAAGCCCTTATCCATGACGGCATCAGCCACCTTCTGCATACCAACACCAGCAAGCTGAGAAAGTATTGGAGCGAGTAGCGGCAACATTATTTGCCCTCCGCTGTAACCATATCATCACCTTTACGGACAGTAACCTTGCCATCTTCTACATCGACACGCATTGATGCTTCTTTGCGGTCAAGACGGTCTAACTTGTCAATCAACTGCTTCATCACTTCAAACTCTGGTTTCTCTTGCTTTGTTGCCGAACCCGCAATGCCGTTTAGCATTTGAATCAAAGCTGTTAGAGAAGCACCAAGCAAACCCATAACTGCTGCCATCTTTCCTTCTTCAAGCCACAGACTAGCCAAGACTCCGATAACTACAATAGACACGATGGCTGCAAGACCCCACTTGCCAATAGCCTTACCTGCTACTTCTTTAGCAGCAGAGGTGGCTTCCAGTTTTGCAAGCTCAACATCGGCTTGCATCTTCATCTTTTGTAGTTCGGCATCCATAATTACAATCCCTCCCCCGGAGTAATGTAAACCTCTGGTGTACCTGATTCAGCAATAAAAGTGCAGTACACATTTGCAGTTGGGCTTACCTGCGGCCCTGTAAATACAGTAACGCTATCAGGAGGAATAACCATTGCATACTGCGGAGTGCCGTTTCCCGGAAGCGCAACATTAGCCGTTGCGCTTGTTGAGATACGAACATAAACAGGTTGACCACCAGCACCTGTCGGTTCGTGGCTAACAATCATGTATTGATTAACGGGGCTATCAGAAGTAATCTGAAATTGCTGAACTGACGTAGTGGCATTTGCTTTATACGTCTTGCCCATCGGCTGAAACGCAATGTTATTAGCCATTAGTACACCTT